ATTTGATCAAGCAAGAGGGCCAGCCCATGTTAAACATGTTATGGTAAAGGAAAAGTCTTGGAGTATATATTCTCTTGACTTAACTAGTGCAACCGATACATTTAATCTCGGTTTACAATGGTATATATTAAAGGAATTAATCTTTAATAATAATGATAATGCATCTGTATTAGCAGATTCATGGCTTGATATAATGACTAGTGTTACTAGTATTAAAATTGGGTCAAAAGAAATTGCTTTTTCTTTTAGTAATGGACAGCCACAAGGATTTCTATCCTCGTTTCCTAGCTTTGCACTTGAGCATCATATTGTGATGCTAACTGTGCTTAGGAAGTTTAACCCAGACTTAAAACCTGAGTTATTCTATAGAGTGTTAGGAGATGATTCACTACTAACATGTTATGACAAGGATTGTGTTGTTCCAACCCTTTATCAGTATTATATTAATTCAAGTAATGTTGAATGTAATATGAGTAAAGGTTATCTGTATAATCCAGACGTTCCTGAGATGTCAGTTAAAATAGCAGAATTTGCTAAGTACCTGATTTTAGATGGAATAGAAGTAACACCTATACCAACAAAGTTATTAGTTACAGAGAATAATATCTGTAACTCAATTGGTCTTCTATCCTGGTATTCTGTACACAGGACAGATCAGTTGTCTGTAGAAAATTTAAAATACTTTCTACAACTAGGTTATAAAGAAGAATTGAACTATTACTCCCCTATAATTGATATACTGGTGCAGCTAAATGTACCTAATATAATATTTCGCTCTTTTAAAAGAAAATTTTATAGAGTTGTTATGGGTAATACTAAAGAGGATATTCTAGTAATACAATGTTTACTCACACATAGTATTATATATGGAGTATGTAATCGTCTTATCGGAAGTAAAGACTTCGATAACAGTATTGATAGTTTAATTCATTTTTCTAAGGAATTAAAACCGTTTTTAGAAGCAATGAAAGATCCTTCCATTGTGTCTCCTAATAATAAGCTTTTCTATTTAAAAGAAAAGATTACAAGGGATGCCCAGATCTTTTCGGAGATCTGCACACAATATGAATCATTATCTGAATTAGATGATGAGACTATTGAATTAATTTGTTTAATTACACAAGTTAATAATGATACAATTATTAAGGATAAAGTTAATAATTTGTTGGATGGAGTCAAAATGTTGTTAATCGACCCTTTGACAGATTTGACAGAGAAGGATTATACTTCTACTGTTACCAGAATGTTAGAATTATTCAGTAATTTTAACATATGTATTGAACGAAGCTGGTCAAGCTTAGGCCAACATTTACCTGTAAACTATTTAATTAATTCACATAAGGAGATCAGTAATACACTTCTTTCAAAGTGTTCACTCTCTATTGAAAGCTATATTTTAGAAAACAACTTTCAGATTGAATGTTTACCTGTAGAAAGCAAGCAAACACAGAGATTGGATTTCGATACCGATTTTGATATTGGATCCTTTTCAAATTACCAGGCTGAAGACTGGGATTTATTGTTTTAATAAGCATGTTAACCTATTAAAAGGAATGAGGAAGAACTCTGATGGAGTTTTCCACTTGGTTT